TGTAAAGCCATTGTTTCGTATTGAACAAGACGCTTACAAAGCCCACGAATCGCAGCCTGGCGTGCAATGCACACCTTAAGTAGGTTTTTTGACGCCTCTCTCAATTCTTCGACACTTGTTGCTGCATCAATCTCGGATGCAATCCGTGTCTCTAAAAACTCGTCCTCTAAAGATTTGGAAATTTCTAAATCCTCAAACGGGATTTCAATAATCTCAAACTCTTCTGACATCGAGTTATTGCATAATGATTATTCTAACAACGGAAGTAAAATTATATGTTAGGAAACATACACAATCTTTATACATTTTTCTGTATTGACATCCCTTTGTTGCTCCCTATCATCTGACTATCCAATTTGGCACCATGGCTGCACGCAAGACGTTCACGAACACAAAAACCATTGTTGCCACGCCAAAGAAGACTTCCATTGGTGACGGTCGCCGCAAGCGGGGATCCTTCAAAGTCAAAGGTCAGAAGCCCTACAGAGGACAAGGCAAGTGAATCAGGAGGACTGCTTCACCCCGCTTCGGCACAAAGCAGTAGAGCTACCTGATTACATCCAGTGGCTCCTCGATCAGGACATTGAATGGGCAGAGCATTTCGGTTTCCAAGCCGTTCCGATTCCTGCTGATTTCATCCAGATAGAACCAGCCCTGCAGGAGCTGGACAAGATTTGGCAGATCAAAAGACTGGGCCTGCTTCGCGTGGAGCCGATGTCTGTCTACGACTGGCATGTAGACGAATACCGCCTATCCTGCGTCAACATGCTGTACAGCACAAATGACAGCAGCCACGCCCTTTTTGGTGAGCAGCGCGATGCTCTGAACAAAGATGTGGTCGAGCTGAAATATCAGAGCGACACGTTCTACCTGTTCAACAATCAAATGCCTCACACGGTCATCAATCTCGGTGGCCCTCGATACCTTTTCTCTCTCTACTTCGAAGAGGAGAAGGATTACTGTTCCTTGCGTGACCTCTACAATGGCTGACCCCAAAAGTTACAGGGAGATCCTCGAAGACCAGAAGATGATTCAAGAGCTGATTGATCTTCCCAACACGGATGAAGAGGAACGGGAGGAGCTTGCAAATCTTTGGCAGGATCTTAAAAGCAGAGAAGCCTACAAATTTGATGCCATCATCTCGGTCATCCGTGAATGTGATAACTGTATTGAACAATTCACTAGCGAATTGGATGAGCTGAAGGAGAGCGTTTCTTACTGGAAAAACAAGCGGCAAAATGTTATTAACATCATTAAAGCGGCCTATCAAAACCAATTGATAAGCTCAAAACCTACGGGTATAAAGTATCAAGCCACGATCAGAAACGTCCTCCCTAAAGTGCAAGAAAACTTTTCTGACTGGAGTGACAATGAAAAGCAAAAATTTGGGATCAAAAAGACCCTTACTGTCGAGACAATCCGTGACGGTGAAGTCATCAAAAAGCGCGAGGATGTCTACGCGGACAAGGAAGAGCTACGCCAAACCCTGATGGAGAACCCGGGTCAGGCCCCCGAGGCAGCCCGTCTTGTCAGGAGAGTCTCACTTTCGTATGGCTTTCGTAAACGTTTAAAACGGGGTGTATAGCAAGGGTTGACCCCGAACTGTGGCTCGATACCCTTGGTTCGCCGCTTAACTCGTTTTGCCCTACCTGCGCTGCACATCCATTTCTCAGGACAAGTATGAAGCCGAACTCAAATGCGAGTACGACTACGACAAAGTCTTCAAAAAAAGATGGCGACTTAGTATCGACGGTGACGGACTCATCGAGCTCCCCAAAGAACTTTTGGAACGCCTTGGTTGGCGACATGATGATGTTCTGGAGTGGTTCGATACTGGGGCTGACGAATTTCTTCTAGTTAAAATTAACAAGCAATGAAACAAGACAAGCGCCAGTCCTATCTCGACATGATCGAGAACGCTGCCAAGCTCCAGCGTGAAGAACTCTCGTGGGTAAGCAACCTGTACCAAAAGAGGCTGACGGAACTAGAACAACAAACTGCAAATTATGAGCAATGGTTACAATCTCGAAATGAGCACGCTTGATGATGGTTGTGTGCATGTCTGCCTGACAGAGGACGGATTCACTGCATGCGCTATCGTCAGCTCCATGCACCTGGCAGCTGATAAAGAAAATCAGCTGCGTGCAGACATCCGTAAGCAATCACTCAACGCAATGTTTGAATGATTCAGGATTAGGGTAATTAAGCTTGTCCCGTTGTTGC